AGTAGGTCGAGCCTGGGTATCTTTATTTGGGATATTCCAATACTCGGCTCTGCCAATCTGGTTCATCTGGATATCAGTCGTTTCACTGTTTTCAGTTCTACGCAAAACAACATCAAGCACATCAATTGTTGATGCGGTTAGATCTAGATACTCATCGCCTTGGCTTAGCGTTGTTGCAGAGTTTGTAACTGTCCACTGATTTAGTCCCCTGTTTGCCCAATCAGCAAACAATAGATTTAAAGAGCGGCGCGCAGTTACGGCGTCATAAGAGGTGCGAAGCTCAAGTCCGCACCTCTCATACGCTTCTTCGATGTACTCTGCTACATCTGGCTCAAAGTCTCTGCTTCCAGAAGTTGCCATTAATAGCTCTTTATAACTTCCACAATAACAGTATAAGTATCACCGCTGCTTGCGCCAATCGTGGTGAACTTTACGTCCCCTGTCTTACCAGATCCCGCATCATTTGGGATTCCAGAAAAAACAGAGTAATCGTGATAGCCGTTTGAGTCAGGCGAAAGGCCAATGATCAGCGTGTCAGTAGTTGCGTCATTCAAAAGCTCAACGCCCATGCCTACGCACTGCCACCAGATCTTTGACACTGCCACTTCTGTGCAAGCATCACCACCGCTGTTCGCTGCTAAAGCACTTACATCGATCTTAGTGACGGCGCTTTCGCCAGTGCCGTCACTGATGTTGGTGAACTTTAAAACAGCTTTTCGGTTGTCATCCTGAATTGTTTGAGATGTGACTGTATCAGCCATAATTATCTCCTATTAGGACGCTACGTCGTAACCTGTGATTTCAATCAGGAAGCGACCAGCTGTGTAAGTTGCATCGCCAGTACCTTGGCTTACTAAGTAAAGATACTGATCAGCAGCGATATCGCCACCAGCAACCATAGTGCCAGCAGAAGCTGCGCCAGCATTGATGATTTGAGTTTCAGTCAAGTCGCCAATTGCGGTGTCATTCACACCAGTGCCTTCAGTAGCCGAGTACAGATCAATGTCTGTGCTGCCACCAGCAGGTGTTTCAACACAAGTCATGGTCACGCCAAATACAGTGCCTTGGTTTGCAGTAGTCACCTGACCAATGTATGCAACGCCAGATCCATCCTTACCAATGATATCACCAGCAGTGCCGCCGTCTTTTAAGCCAGTAAGATCAATCATGATAGTGGTCTTAACAACGTTCACATTAGTGCTTACATCGCTCTTCAGGCGCTCTACCTGGGTAACGTATACAGCTGCTGTGCCTTCGATACCAGCGCCGCCTGCTGCCTCTACAGACATCTTAGAGCCGCTGGTTACTGTAACAACGCCAGTGTTGGCGTTAACTGAAACTGTTTGAAATCCGTTTTTTGAACGGACGGGGCCGTTAAAGGTTGTATTCGCCATGTCGATCTCCTGTCGTGGCTAATGTCAGGCGCGGGATTGCTCCTGTCAGGGATAGTTGTTTTATACAGCAGAAAAAGAAAAGGGGCAACAAGTGCCCCTTTCTTTCAATGTTTCATGTGAAACATTAAGCGCCTTGTGATGCGAACACGCAGCGTGGGTTACTGAAGCCGAAGCTGTAACGCTCACGAGCTTTATAACGCACGTTGCCTGTGTCGAAGTCGCCTTCCATAGAAGTCGAAATCGGGCTTCGCTCAAAGTGCTTGAACCCATCAGGGCAGTCGGTCAAGACAAAGAATGCATCAGTGTCAGTCAAGAAATGGTTGACTGCGTAGCCTTGAGGCAGCAGACCCATGTTCCGAATGGCGTTGATGTCGTTGTCGGCCGTTTCTACTCGTCCGGGGGTGTCAAGCAGACGATCAGCTACAAACTGAAGTTGAGGCGGAACAACAAGCTTGGTTCCTTGCAGAGCCAAGATCATGTTTCGGTCATCAACAAAAGTTGAAATGCTGATCAATGCATTTTCCAAAGACGTTTCGTTCAAGTCAGCATACGCTGAAGGACGATTTGAGAAAGTGCCGCCACCAGCCAGCGGGTGTGCGTTTGAAACAAGTTCAACGCCGTCACCGCCAGTGAAGCTTGAATTGAACGCATTGTTCAATACGTTAGCAGCTTTCACTTGCTTGGTGTGTGCCATGCTACGAGCCAGAGCTTTCGTATAACGCGCACCAAGGCGGTCATACAAATTATCTTCAACCGCTTCCTCGGTGAGCGCAAAAGCAAGCGCCACGGTCTCGTGCGTATATCGTGCGGTGAATCCTTCAGACGCAGAGTCGTAACCGACACTTTGTCCTTCAGACTTATCACGCGCATTACCAAAGCCTACGATCAGAACTTCTTCTTCAAACGCTCGGTCTGAAGATTCGGTTTCAAAGATCTCAGCGTGCTCGTTTTCGTAACGAGCGTATTCCATGCCAAATAAAGCGTTGAGACCAGGCTCTAGCTCTTTGGCTAATTGTGCTCTTGAAATAGCCATTAGTTAGCCTCCTATGCTAAGCCCGCGCCTTTTTGGCCGAAGATTGAGTTCTGAATAACAACAAGAACGTTGGTATTCGCTGTAGCAACATCTGAGTTTTCTGGATCACCAGAAATATCAATTGCCTTGATAGGCAGTGCTGCAGTTGTTGCACCCGTTGATACCTCAAGCTCAGCGCCAGAAATACCTGTTACGGTGCTTCCTGAACTGGTGTAGACGATATCGAAGTTGCCAAAGAGGTCAGCAACTGGGAATGCAGCATCAGCTTGCACTTCATAGACCACCATTGGGTCATCGATGATGAACGCAATAATGTCTGAAGCATTGGTGCTTGCAGGGTAATAGTTGCTGAACACTTGTTCCTTAGTTGTAGGATCAGTGTATTGACAACCGTTGAATACACCAACGATAGGCACAGTGCCTCCGTCAGCGTGTACCTCTACCGTACCGCCAGTAACCTGAGCAACCATATCTCCTTGGAAGATAGAAGTGCCATAGTTAGCAGCGATTCGATATCGGCTTTGTCCGCCAGTATAGGGGGCACCGCCCACCATACGAACTGGACGCATACCAAAAGCGGCATCTTGATTTGCCATTTTTGAATCTCCTAGTTAAACACAATCAAAATGAGGCTAAGATTTGTTGCCTCGCCCAAAAGATACCTGCGTCTTTCTTTCTCTAGAAATTGGCATTGCAGGGTGTTCATCGCGCATCAGATCGTTATCTACAGCATTCATCTGTTGATCGGTCTGGCGCGCAAAGTGAGCATTTCGCTCCTCCACAGTTTCTTTAGGAATCTTGGTTAACATCAAACCACCGACACCGACTGTACCTGCATGGTTACCATCATCGATAACAGGCAGGTCATAGCCCGTCACTTCGCTTGGGTGTACGGGTTCGTACCCCTCACGAAAGCGCATGTGTACGTTAGTCTTATCTGCTTCACCGCGTATGTGGGTTCTCACCCAACGATACTGCATTCCTTCAGGAGCATCTGGAGTCTCCAATACTTGAGGTGGTGTCCATGGCTTTCTTGCGGCCTTAGTAGACCGAGAAGAAGCACCCCGTGGGGTTCTGTTTGAACCTGCTGTTGTAGTTTCTTCGCTCATGATCGTTCCAACCTTCTCTTATGTTTTGCGTACTCTTTAAACGGAACCCCTAATTTTCTAGCAAGTTGCTGTTCGCTGGGGTTAAGTCTAACTTGACGATTATTTTGATTGCGTCCACTTCCTGTTATGCGCGTATTGGAGACAACGGTTTGGACGGGTTGTTGTTCGCCTCCTGCGGGAAACTTATGAGGAAGTTCCTCCCTCATTCGTCTATCGATTTGAGAGTAGTATTCATCAGACTCTAAGTCAATTCCACTGCTCTGCAATTCATTGTGTATGGCAAATGCTACATTTGTCATCACACTATCTGTTCCGAACCATTCGTTTGATGAAGCCCATTCTTGTGCTCGCACAGATGGTTCTTCGTAAACAGGCTGCTCAGCTGTTGAAAAATCAATTTCGGGCGCTTGTTGAACTTGTTGATTCTGTTCTTCAAGCCACGCATCGTATTGCACTTTGTATTCCGACAAGTCTTGCCGATACTTCGCAAGTGCGTTTCGATCCGCTTCTGCTCGAGCAAGAAGCTGTTGAGCTTCTGCCATGGCTTCTGGATCACCAGATTCGTAAGCGGTCTTTAAGTTACGCTTAGCCGCTTGAGCTTGAGTCTCAACACGGTTTTCCATCTCTTGACTGTAGCTTTGTTGAATTTTTAAATTCTGCTCAGCACTAGACGTTTGCGTATTCTTTAACTGATTAGCTAAAGCATCGTTCTGCGCCTGGATTTCTTTGGCGTATTGCAACGCCTGCAACTCACGACGCTGATACTCTTTGGCTTGTTTTACGGCTTGATTGATTCTGTTTTGGGCTGTTCTTGCCTTAACCTCTGCCTCAGAAAGCTCTTCTTCGGTGTTTGGTTCCGCGGCCTCAAAGTCCTCTTGAATAGAATCATCTGTGACAGGTAAAAGATCGTCAGCTTCCTCTTCAGAAAACTCAATGATTGCATCTTCTTCCTGAACTTCTTCTTCGACTCTACGCCCTGGGGGTAGCGCAGCCCTGTTTATATCGTCTTCGTTATCTAGCTTAGATAACGCTTCGCTCAATGTTTCTTCGCTCATGTTTCACCTATGCAGACTTAATATCGTCAGGATTGATAATTGTGCCAATCACTTCATCGTCATTGATGATGCGAACTTCATGGTCATCTTCCAAAGAGAAACGAGCGCCTGCATATCTACCGATAAGCACCCAATCGCCTTTCTTGCACCATGGTTCGCCACCAAACTTATCGTAATCTTGATAAGCCAATGGGCCGACTTTCATGACATAACACACAGATGTCGCCAAGTTCTCCTTGCTCACAGTGGACTCAAGAAGCTGTATGCCGCCATCTGTTACGCCTTTGCCCTTGTATGGCAGAACTAATAGTCGCCATCCAGAAGGTTCAGGCATTCTTTCAATCAGAGATTTGTCTAACACGGTAGGGTCTAAAACCCTTTCGTTCTCGCTTACATATGCGTCCGTAACGGACGGTTTTGCTGCGATGGAATCTAAAGATAGATCACTCATCGAGGGGGTCTCCTTCAATCTGCAACGCTTCTTTTATTTCGTCACGCAGGGTGCGAAGCATTGATAACTCACCCATTGCGAATCTGTAATCCTCCATCGTCTTAATATTGCCCGATGTTGTGTAATCGACAATACCTTGCTCGTACTGTTCAAACTTCTTCATCATGTAAGAAGCGAGAGCTATTGAATCCATTTATCTTATTGGCCCTGTAACCCCTGGCGGTAGATTAGTAACCATTCCGGGTATAGGTGCCATGCCAACAGGTTCTGGTTGACCTGTGCCGGGATTAACAATTGCGCCACTATAAGGCTGCGGAGGCGCTGCTAGTCCTGCATATGGCGCTAATGGTGCCATGGGGACGGGTGCGCCGTATCCACCAAACTGCACTTGTGGCACAGCAGATGTCGGCATTTGGAAGCTCGGATACCCACCTTGTTGTATGTTTGCCCCTGCTTGCATCATCTTCTGAACGTAATCTTCTCGCACATTTGGGTCATACGAAGGCCCAAGAATGTTAGTAGGCACATACGTTTCGCGCACGCCTTG